CGGCGGCCGCCGTGATCACGCTGAAGACGGCAGACAGCGCCGCTTTGGATAGTGCGGCCACCCTCTGCACACTGACAATCCCGGTAGGCGCACAGAAGGGCTTTATCAAAGTCCCCTACGGTGCAAAGAAATTCTACGGCATCTCCGTTACCGGCCCTACCAGCGGCAAGTGCACCATCGCCCTCACACTGGACAGCGAGCTTGAATGAAAGAGATCCACTTAGGTGAGATCGGGAAAGGAAAACTGGAAGACCTTTCCCCCAATGAACTCCGCGCCCTCTGCTGGAAAGAAGGCATCGAGATCAAAGGGGACATAAAGACCAAGAGACAGCTCATCGATCTCATCAAGAAACACTAGGAGGAACCATGTACAGCACAGATATCTGCAACATCGCCCTCTCCTCAATCGGACAGGGGCAGATCGCTTCCATCGACGAAGACAGCGAGGCAGCGCGTCAGTGCAAACTCTACTATGAACTGACAAGAAAAAACCTTCTTTCCTCATTCCGCTGGGGCTTCGCAGAAAGATCGGAAAAACTTGTACTAGTAGACACCACTGTCCCGAAATGGAAATTTGCCTATGCACTGCCAAAGAAATGCTTAGTCGTCCGCCAGCTCTACAACAAGAACGGCGACATCATTGAAACGGATGAATCTGCCAAAGATGATACATACCACGAGTTTCAGATCGCTCTCATGAACGAGAGTCAGAGGATCATCATGGCAGACATCGAAGATGCATGGATGGACTACACCGCAGATATCGAAAACGCTGAACTTTTCGACTTCTCCTTTGCCGAAGCCCTGGCCCACAAATTAGCAAGTCACATTGCCATGCCATTAAGCGGCAGCCAGAACATGGCACAGTCACAGTACCAGCTCTACCAGATTGCCATCCAGCAGGCCATGTACACCTCTGCGATCCAGAACCACCACAAGCCTTCTTATCCCACCAAGTACTTTGACGCAAGGAGGTAACGATGAGAGAAACCATCTATCTCATGCAGTCATCCTTTGCAACCGGCGAAGTATCCCCTGAAGTCGCCAGCCGCATAGATATGGAGAAATACCAGGGGGCTTTACTGCAGGCCGAAAACTGCTATATAAGGCCTTATGGCGCTGTATACAAAAGGCCCGGATCCATATATTGCGGCATGGCCAAGAAGAATAAAGTTCGTCTGATTGAATTCAAGTCTACCGTGAACCATGCCTTTCTCCTTGAAGTAGGAGAAGGGTATATCCGCATCTGGAAGGACGGAAAATTTACCAATCAGGAAATCGTGACGCCTTACAAGGAATCCGAACTTCCTAAGCTCCGCACCTGCCAGAGCGCTGACATCATGTACATCGCCTCCGGCACCCATCCCGTCATGCAGCTCAAACACTATTCTGATACCGATTGGCGCTTCGAAGAAATGGTCATGAACAGCCAGTACTTCGATGAATCACTGGCCGTAGATAACCGGGTATCGGATGAGACGTGGAACAAAGCGGGCACATACACATGGGAATGCCATAAGAGTGGAAACTATATGATCACCTGCGCAGGGGCAGGGGGCGGCGGCGCAGATACCATCAGCCACTATCGTGACAGCCGGCATCAGGAAAACGGAAGCGTCGTATACGCAGAAGGCGGGGCAGGCGGGAATGGTGCTATTGTCAGCCAGTCCGTTTACCTGAAGGAGAATACCGTTTATACAGTCGTTGTAGGGGATGGCGGTGCAAAAGGCTCGCCAGGAAACAATGGCGGAGCGACCACCGCCTTCGGCCTCACCGCACAGGGAGGCGGCGGGGGACAGCTCGGAACGTTCACCAGTACAAGAAAAGTAACATCAAGGCCGCACAAATACTACAGAGTATATACGGGAAACCCGGGAGCGGCTGGCACTTCCTACGGAAATGGTGGACAAGGCAGCAAGGATAAAGGCGCGCCGGGATGGGCGACACTCAAATCCCTGGACGAACCGATGCTGACCATTTCCGGTATTTCCGGTGAAGTCACGCTCTCCTCGGATAAACCCTTCTTCTCGGCGGACATGAAAGGTATGTGGATGAAGATTTCTCAGGACATTGCTTCCAAGTCCGTCACCGCCAGCGGGGCCATGACCACAGATCCCATACCGGTAGGAAACGGATGGAAGATCATCACCCATGGCACATGGACGGGGCAGGTAGTCATCCAGAAATCCACGAACGGCGGCGAATGGAAAGACTTCAGGACCTACAAATCGAATGACGACAACAACGTAAGCGAGTCCGGCACCGTCGATGAAGCAGACAATGTCAGGATGAGACTTGTCACCACTGCCGGGAAAGCCGACCTCACATCGACCGCCTACACCAAGTCCGGCATAATTCAGATCGAAACCGTGAATTCAGCAACCAGCGCCACCTGCCTTGTGAAAAAAGTCATTGGCCAGGCGGGGAAAGTCGACAGCTACTCCTTTGGCGCATGGAACGAAAAATACGGCTATCCAAGGACCGTGGGATTCTTCCAAGATAGATTGATATTCGCTGGGACGAAGACGCAGCCATACGTCCTATGGATGAGCAAGACTGGAGACTACAACAATTTCTCCGTCGAAAAAGTCTCCGGCACCGTGACAGACGACAGCGCCATCTGCCTTTCCTTTATTTCCCGTCAGCAGGCGGAGATCAAGCACATCTGCCCGGCCAGCGACCTCTTCGTCTTGACCGACTCCAATGAATGGATCGTTTCCGGCGGCAGCACCGTCACACCGTCCAAATGCACCAACAAGGCGCAGACCTTCCGCGGATGCACGGAAGTCGAACCTATCTCCATCGGCAGCCGTCTGATCTACGTGCAGAAACGGTCCCAGACTGTGCGAGACATGGCCTACTCTTTCGAGACCGATTCCTACGACGGCATGGACCTTACCCTTTTGGCCAAGCACCTTTTGAGAGGAAAGACCATCGTAGACGCTGCCTACATGCAGGATCCCGACTCCAGACTGTATTTCGTCCGTTCCGATGGGGAAATCATCTGCCTCGCCTACATCAATGACCAGAAAGTCTACGCATGGTCCCATATCATCACAAAAGGGAAGTATCTTTCCGTCTGCACCGTGGCAGCCGAAGAAACCGACGAAGTCTACACCGCCGTCGAAAGAGACGGTAAAACCTATATCGAGAAGATGGAAGCAGACAAAGACTCCAAAGATCCGAAAGACTACATCATGACAGACTGCTCCAAAGTCCTCACCTTTGATGAGCCTGACGACGCAGCGTCAGTCGACTGGATCACCGGGACAGTTTCCGTATTGGCAGACGGGAAATTCTTCGAAGACGTAGAAATCAAAGAGGGGACAGTGACACTTCCCACCAAAGTTTCCTACATGATCATCGGCTACCCCTACCGGATGACCATCGAACTGCCTAACGTAGAAATCCAGGCACAGAACGGCACCTTGCAGGGGAGATATAAAAACGTACGCACCGTTGTCCTAAGACTGCTGCACACCTTAGGCGGAAGTATCGGAAACGGCGTAGGAAGAAATGACACCATCAAGTACGAGGAGCTCTCCGATCAGAAGATCCGCCTGTACACAGGAGATAAAGAAATCACCATACCCAACCAGGGCGTAGAGAAGAACGGACGAGTCATCATCACCTCTTCCGATCCCTACCCCTTCTACCTGGCAGCATTGATCAGAGGAGTGATCGTCAGTGAATAACAGCTACTACGGCGTGGACATCCGCACCATCGACAGCCTTGCCATGGCCGACCTTTTATCCCAGATCCTCGCGGGAAACATGCGAAAAGAAGACAGAGAAGAATTAGAAGCCCAGGGGCGCATACCTTATGGCGGCCTCTACGAAAGCATGACAACTTCCATAGAAGCTTACTATGCTGTTCATGAACACATGCCGCTCGCTGCCTTCGGAATCGGCCTATGCCCGGAGGGATGCTCCATCTGGATGCTCGGAACTACTATGTGCGACAAGCACAAGAAAGCCTTAGTCGCATGTATGCAAGACTACATCAAGGACGCACTGAAGAAATACAAAGTCCTTACCAATTACATTTCCAAAGACAACGCCAAAGCGCTCCGCGTCATTAAAAAGATGGGAGCCGTCTTTGGCGAAGAAGTAGAAACGGGCGGGAAAACCTTCGTCCGCTTCACCTTAAAGGAGTAACTATGTGCAGCGTATCCGCCGCCCTGATCGGCTTAACCGCCGCGCAGGGCATCACATCCATGGCCTCTGCTCATCAGCAGGCCAAAGCACAGAGCGCCTACTACAATGCCCAGGCAGACACTGCCGAGCAGAACGCGAGAATCGCAGACAAACAAAGAGAGCAGATCGCAGACCAGTATCTGCAGAAACAGCAGCAGCTCGACGCAAGGAAGAGACTCGCAATTGGCCAGCACGCAGCCGAAGCCGGTGCGAGCGGCTTCACCAGCACTGGTTCCGTCCAAGACATGGACGCTGCCACCATTGACGAATGGCGAAACTCCTCCATGAACCTCTTAGGGAATCAGAGAAACGACACCAAGAGCGCCTATATCAACCAAGTGAACTATATCAACCAGGCCAACAGCGCAAGAGCCGCTGCCTATAACGCCAAGCAGCAGGGAAAGCAGGCTATGTTTAGCACACTCCTTTCCACCGCGGCTTCCGTTTACGGCGTGGCCAAGACCTACGGAGGGGCAAAGACTACCACGCCATCAGCCTCCGGCGGCCTTCACCACCAGGCGGCCGCGAACGGAATGCCGGAGACCATGACAGACCAGGTATTTGCCATGAACCAGTACAAGCCGCAAAAACTCTCCATGACCAAGAGTCCATATCCGTGGCTAAACGGCGGCTTTAAGATCGGGAGGTAAAATATGAAGCTCTCTCAATTTTCAGGGGATATCAGCAAGAACATCCTGCAGGGGAAAGTCGTCAATACCGCCACCATCGAAAGTATGGGAGGGAATACCGCGGGGACGGACATGATGGGGAAAGCCTTAGGAGCCGTTTCCGAAACCATCGGGAAAGCGTGGCTGAAGAACCAGAACGATAAAATCTTCGATGCCAAGAATGACTATGAGCAGCGTATCAATACCCTCATGGACGATGAGAACACCGGTCTCTTCAATACCCATCAGGGCAAAGCCGCCGAGACTCTGCAGAAAGACTACACCGACCAGGAACAGAAGATTTACCAGCAGGTTCTGCAGGATCATGGCATCTCTTCTGATTACGCCGTCCGAGCTTTCGGGGAGCAGCGCGCCCAGTCCCAGACATCCAACCTCCGCATGATCGATAAATACCAGAGGAAGCAGATGGAAGACTACGCGGGAAATCAGATTTCCCTCATGACAGATAACATGGTCAATCAGTCCGTCAAAGATCCCGACTCTCTCATCACGAACTTCGGGAGCTGGGAGAAGAACACCACGGCCATCCTGGCAGGCCTTAGCATGGACAGCACAGCCATCGATGTCAAAATGAAAGCTTTGAAAAACGATAAAGCCAAAGAGATCATGCAATCCTACCTCACCACCGGCGACTACAGCGCGGGGTTAAACGCCATCGCCTACATGAAATCACAGGGCATCGATGAGCCGGTTCTCAAAGCCTATAAAGACCAGTTCCTCCAGAAGAAGATGACGCGGGAAATCAAAAGCAGCGCCGAAGACTATGTCAAAGGAAACGGCCTAAACCTCACCCATATGACATGGGAACAGTTTCGGGACGCGTGGCACAAAGACCATCCCGCGCCTGCCTCTCAAGGGAAAGGCAGCGTCACAGGGAACCAGATTGCAGAGTTCGCCAGGAACAACTACACCGAGGGCGATCAGTGGATGGGCAGTGTCACAAAAGATCCCACGATCCAGTGCGATTCATGGACGGCCGACGTCTACGCCAAAACAGGTCTTTTTCCGGACGGGACAATCACGCACGGTTCCGACTTCGGAGACGCCTATCACAAGGCGGGTGACGGGTACGAGCCGCAGGCCGGGGATTTCATCGACGGGGAAAAGCACGTCGGCATTTATTTAGGGCACGGCCAGTACATGGCCAGAAACTCTTCCGGCGGCATCCACATCGGGAGCATGGACGAATGGAATGAATGGTTCGGGAGACCCATTGGCTATGGATCCGTGGCAGAAGCCAGAGGAGAAGCCCCTGACGACATGTCAAATGAAGAACGAGCTGAGCTTCAGGACAAGAGCGATGCTGCCTTAAAGCAGCAGTACGCAGAGATCCGCTCGAACCAGGTATCCTACATTCAGAGTCAGGTGCAGAACATCACCAAAGGAATCCTCGAAATGGAGCAGAACGGCTCCACCCCAGGACAGGCCTATGAGTACGCCGCGGATATTGTGAATAATGATCCCTTACTGAAAGACTCTTCGGCGGGCGTCACACTCTTGGGCCGTCTGATGAATCAGAAGAGAACCTATGAAAAATCACAGAACAGAGCTGCCAATGTAGGCAGAGGACTTGATACCAGCGGCTGCCTCAAAGAGAAACAGTTCAACGCCTTAGAAGGATTTATCGGGACGAAAATCAATTCCATCGAAGACCTCGACAACACCATCAAAGACCTGCAGGAAGAGGGTGTCTACCTCACTGCCGAGCAGGATGCCAAGATTCGGAAAGATGTCATCGACTGTGGAAACGGCGTGGGAACCTTTGCCGTCAAGATCCCGGATGATGACGCTACCATTGCGGCTATGTGCTATACCAATACCTCCGCCGTCACCTCGACCGCGAAAATGCTCATCAAGAGAGAAATCATGGATTTCAAAAACGAACAGGGAAGAGATCCTGACAATGACGAACTCCGCACCATCTACTACGATGTGATCGGGAAAGAAGGCCTCGACAGCACTGGTAAAACGAAAATCGGCGGGATTAACATCTTCGGTGTAAACCTTTTCGGGGATGACTACGAAGCTCCAACCATGAGCAAAGCACAGGCCTACAACGATCACATCAGGGAAACGTCGCAGGCCGTAGACGAAGATGGAAATCCGAATGGTTTCTACATTGACGTGGACTACGGGAACGGAAAGACTGAGACCAAGTGGGTATCTGATGAACAGATGAGACAGATTTCCAGTGGGGAATTGAGCGTATTCGATATTTGAGAGGAATCACAATGGACGAAGAAATTTTAGGAAGCGTGCTCCGCGGCATTAAGCCGAAGGACTACACGCCCATTCAGGTACGGCAAACACCGGAATTCGGCGGCATTCAGCTGACCGAAGAGCAGCAGGCCAAGAAGGACAATATGGAATCCGTCAAGGATGGAGAGATCCTGCCCTTAGGCGGCTTCACTGATACCGTAGAAGCCCAGTGGGAATCCGCCAAAGACCTTGTGAAATCCACCGACGTATACAAGAATCTTTTTGGAAACAGTGCACCGGATGATAACCGCCTCGAACAGTCTGAAAAATTAGGAAGCGCACTAGGCATTGCCCCACAGCTGATCGCCTCCGATCCGGATATGTACAAGGCAGCCGTCACCACCTATGAGAGACAGAGAAACGCAGCCGCGCTGAACAACCAGCCGTTTTCTGTCAAAACCTTGAATGAACTCTACCCGGAACTCGACACCGAGGATCCCGTGGCCACCACCATTGCCCTGAAGGACTATACCAACATCCTGAAGTCCCGCGAAGCAGCAACGCAGGGCGCGGCGGTTTATACCATGCCGGAAAGCAAGCTCACTGATCTTTCCAACGTCATTGGCTACCTCTATGACACCGGCACCCATTTCGTGGGCACCGCCTACGAAGCAGGGCAGGCGCTCGACGCACAGAGCGAGCTTATGTACAAAGCTTCTATCGGGGCTATCTCCGATGAAGACGTAGAGAAAGCCATCCCTGACCTAATGAATGCGCAGAAAGCATATAACGCAGAAATCGGGGACTCCTACGTGGCCAAGATTGTAGGGGAAACCATTTCCCAGCTGTCCATGCAGAAGAACATGATCATGCGCGGCGCAGCGGAAATCTTAGCTCCGATCGCCCCATTGGCGCAGCCCATCTTAGCTGCCACCAAAACAAACCTGCCGCAGATCGCCACCTTAGGCGCTGCATCCGCAGCGAGCGCAGTTGGAGCCACGGGAGCCGTGGCAGGAGCAGCCGTCACAGGAGCGGCCGCGCTGGCAGGGCTCATCGCCTTAGGCACCACTTCCGTCTTCGTAGGAACCTATAGAGCAGAAGCCGGGCAGGCGTATTGGGATTGGCGCGCCAAAAAAGATAAAAACGGAAAATCTGTTTATACACGCGACGAGGCCATTGGCCACGCAAAAAGAGTCGGTGTGATCAACGCAGCCATTGAAGCAGGGGCTATGGAGCTTGCGCTAAAGGGCATCACCAAAGTATGGGGGAGCGACGCAGCCAAAGCCGTCATCAAGAACGAAGCTGCTATGAAGAAACTGATCGGCGCAGGAAGGAATACCGTGAGGGCCAAAGCTATTGGGTATGGCGCAAAGCAGCTCGTCAAAGTAGCGGCACCTGAAATCGCAGAAGAAGGCCTGCAGTCTCTTTCTGCAGATATCGATACCAACCTCTTCGGGAAAGAAACCGTATCCATAAGAGAGATGACGGGGAATGCCTTGGATGCCATGATCGAAGCCGTCCCTTCCGTCATCGGCATGTCGATCGGCGGTGCCGCCTTGGCAGGTGCGGGAGCCCATAGAGCCATGAAGAGAATCGCTGGCCTCTCTGAAATAAAAGACGCCGTCATCGAATTCAAACGTGAGAACGAAAGATCCATGCTGCAGAAACTCATGGATCTCCGCTCCGAATCTTCCCTTTACAAAAAAGCACCGGAAACCTACCAAAAGACACTGCAGAACCAGCTCGATCGCACCGGCTCCGGCACGCTTTACATCGACGCATCCGCAGCGGCCGAAAACGAAAAGACACACGACGCCTTGAACAAGCTCGTGGAAGACGGCACGATCACCGCAAAAGAATTAGACGACGCCATCAAGACAGGCAAGCCGCTGGAGGTAGAGGCCGGGAAATACATGCAGACCGCGACCCCCGAAGCCCACGAAGCTTTATCCGACTACACCACCATGGATAAAGGAGAAAAAACCATTCACGCCATCCGGGAAGAACGCCAGCGTATGAAAGACATGATCGACATCGTCACCATGACACGCGAAAAAAGAGAAGCGGCTGCATCAGAAAAAATCTTGAACGACCACTTCTCCGATGATACCAATATCGGAAGAGAGGATAGAGACACCGCAAGAGAAATTCTTTCCGGCGGCTTGGATCATATCGAAGACACCTGCAAGACCATCCTTCAGGAAGCCAAAGACGCATGGGGCGAATTAACCGGCGTCAAAGAACTACAGGACTACATGGAACGAAGAAAGACGCAGGACGCGAATTTCTCCAATGAAAAAGGCGTCGACTTTGTCGACGTCGGGGAAGGGAAAGACAGGGTCCACCTTCGCATCTCCAAGAATCCGGGGTGGTACCAGGACTTCTATGACAGCTATGGAAGAGCACCGACACAGCGCGAGCTCTATGACATTGCGCAAGAAAAAATCATTGCCGAGAATGATAAAGGTGATGACGAATCGAAAGCTGCCATCGCCGAGATCGAAGAAGCCAAGAAGAGAGTCGAGTCCATCGAGAGAGTGAGTGAGACGCTGAAATCCTTAAACAAGGAAGATCTCATCGCGCAGACACTACTGGATCCCGAGACCTATGAAGAAGCCTACAAGCCACTCCTTGAGGAAATCAAAGCCGCAGGAAACGGCGCCGTCACCAAAGCCGCGCGAGACTCCGCCTTAGTCTTGGCAAAGATCGCAGAGAACTTCCATAAGAATTATGGCGTGCCATTGAAATTGGCCATGGTAAAAGCGGGGGAAGTCGTGGGAATCCGAGAAGGAGCCTACGGTATGGCTGCCTTCGACGTCAGCCGGTCCGGAATTTCCAGTGTTTCCCAATTTATGGATAGAATCAAAGCTGGAAAGACAGCAGGCGAAAAGCCCAATAAAATAAGATACACCGGGAAATTCGGTGTATCTTATTCGGAAGAACAGGTCAGCCACGCAACAATACTGCACAGGGGGCACGTGCTTACCAAAGAACAGATGGATGATATCGAAAACCATTTGGATGTGCTGCATAATCCTGCCCTATCGAGCAGAGGTGACGCATTAAGTGGAAGGTATCACGGGAAATCGGTATTGTGCCGTATAGATGGAGACTTAGGATCTTACTACGTTGTACTTGAGGTATCAAACGACAATGGTGTGGTTTGGTTCAAAACGGGTATGGCCGGGGGAAAAGAATCCATAGATAAAATAATAGCGGAACATTCTGCTGGCAGCCTTTCGTATAAAGACGCAGGGACGACCAGTCAGAACAATTCCGCTATTACCATAGACAGTTTACCAAATGCGCTGGGCATCGTCAAGAAAGATGCCTATCACCAAATGGCTGGAGAATATGCCCATAACGTCCTATCGGGCAAGTCGACAAAGAAGGATATGGCCGAGCGGCAGCTGGACGCAGATGAGAAATCCTTCGCAGATAGCGTAGATCGTTTCATTGCCGGTAAAGAAAAGTCGCCCATGGTTCGCGTGATGACAACGCCTCTCGTGCTGAAACTAACCGGAGCTGAAGTCCTTCCTGTGGAAATCGCCAAGACAGATCTTGAGAAAATCCTGAACGGAAAGCATGCAGGAGACATGACACCGGAGATCATGAAGCAGCTGCCGAGGGCGCTTACAAATCCAATCATGATCTTTAAGTCATATACAGGACCGAACGGAGAGGAACGCCGAGTGGTGGTGGTAGACCTCAAAGATAACAACGGGGCGACCATCGTCGTTCCTTTTGAACTCAAGGCAACGAATACAGAAAGACGGTATATCGTAAATCGGATAGCAAGCGTATACGGGAAAACGGGGAAGAGGACGAGAACGCCATCCTATGAATGGTTTGGCAGACAATTAGAAAATGGAAACTTGCTCTATGCCAATAGAAAAAAGGCTATCAACGAAATTCTCCAGAGAAGCCCTAATTGGCCCATACCCGAAGAAAAAGTTGATAACCTTTTATCTGCTCCTAATGTAGCAAATGAAGAAGATCTTGTCAAGCTGAAAAGCGAAAATCCCACCTACTACCAGACGGCGGCAGACAAAGACCTCGTCGTCTATCACAATGTTTCTACTGGCAAATTGAGAGAAGCCATCAAGCTGGGCGGGCTCCTGAAAATGGCAGCCGTGAAGGTCATGCAGGAGAACAGCGCGCCACAGGACCAATACTGGCAAATCAATCCCGACATAAAGGGCGACACGGTCCTTCAAGTCGTCGATCTGACAGAGGCGGCTAAGGAAAGGGGAATCATTACCCCGCAGCAGACGAAAGCCTTCTTGCGCACATTGGTAGGAAACTTTAACGAAGAGACGGCCGACGGGAAAGCGATAATCAAGATATTAAAGAAACGCATTGATCATGTGGCTTATTCAAGTAAAATTAAACCGACGCAGGAAGTAAGAGACGTTTGCAATAATGGCATTTTTAATTTGAAGGAATTAGTAAATCATGCGGTTCTGGTAGAAAGTAACCCAAATGAAAAAGTAAAACGTGATACCGGGTTAAGCACAGCGCAGAAAAGAAAACAGCGGGAACGGAACGCGGTACTCAGTTATCATCGTTTCTATGTTCCTGTACGAATTGGCGATACTATATACACCGTGCGGCTAGTGGCAGAAGAAGGGCGAAATGTTATAACGCTTAATCCTACCATGCTAAATCTATATGATGTAATAGCCGATAAAGAGCAAAATAAAAAAAGACGCGAACCCCTCCCGGGACCACCCGGTAACGGGCTATCCCTGGTGGAGGACGGTATCGCGCCTTTTGATACCATTACTATAGCGGAACTATTGAAAGATGTCAAGAGCCACACAGGAGAGCCCTATTTCCAAGTCGCCGTAGATCATTCTATTACTCATGGACCGGCAACGGGGAACGCCGGCAAGTACCAGGGCGCGTACAACCCGACGACCAATGTCATTGAAATTTTCAATGGTGCGAACCAGTCCACAGTAGTGCACGAAGGCGGGCACATGTTCCTGACTGCCCTTCTTCATCTTTCCCGCATGAACGATGAAGAGCTGCGAGAAGCTTTCACGGCGGAATATCGAAAGCACCAGACATCGGAAAATAGAGAAAAGCCGCTGGGTCCAAGGGACTTGCAGGACATCGAGTCGCAGATGAAGGCAAGCCGGGAGAAGGTGGAAAAAGATCTGGAAACCATCCGAGATTGGGCGGGATTTTCCGAAGAGCACCTCGCCGAATACAAGGGGACAGCGCTGGAAAAAGAATTTATGCAGCACGCCGAAGCCGTCCGCCGCGGGGATGACGGAGCGGAAGAACGCTGGATGCAGGAACGCTTTGCTCGAGGCTTCGAGAAATACCTCATGGACGGCAGCGCACCCACCAAAGAAATGCAGGGCGTATTCCGGCGGTTCAAAAAGTGGTTGACGGATATCTATAAGACCGCGAAGAACCTGGGAAACGTAGAACTCACCCCTGAAATCAAAGACATCTTCGATCGTATGATTTCTACAGAAGCCGAAATCAACGCATGGGCCGCACAAAGGAAGCTAGAAGCCATCGACAAGACCGTCAACGTGAACCAGTCCGAACTGGGCAACCTCAAGGCATGGGCTGAGAGCGTCAAGGACAAAGCTCTGGAGAAAGCCATGAGTTACTACCTTCATATGGTGAGAGAAGAAGCCATCGAAAACTTCAAAGCCTCCATTTCTTCTGAAGAGGAGAGAACCAGCTTCATCGAGTCTCTGGGAGAAGAGAATGAGATCTATCAGATCGAGACCATTTACAACTCCGACACATTCCCTACAAAGAAAGACCGTGACGAATTTCTCCAAATGGCCGGGCTCACAGAAAAAGATCTGAAAGAGAAGCTGAGAGCTGCTGGCGGCACTACGGAAGAACGGTGGAACAAGCACATCGAAGAGATGGTGCAGCACTATCGGGAAGAAGCATTAACTCCGGAAGCCATCAGGGGCATGGCCGAAGAAATTCTTCGATCCCCGGAAGGTATGGTCAAGAAGTCTCGCATCGAAGCCATGCTGCTTGAAAAGAAAGTTTCTGCTTACATCCATCTCGTCAATTCTATGCAGATGGAACTCAAACGGTCCAAAGACAAGAAAAAGACCGCGAGAGAAATTCGCAAGCGATTGGGACTTGTTTCCGAAAAAGAAACAACAGAGATCGACAAGCAGACAGATGTGATTGCCAAGTCGGAAGATAAGATCGCAAAGCTGGAGAAGCAGAAGAAGCTGCTAAAAGAGCAGCTTGAAAAAGCGAAAGCAGAAGCTGCAGCAGCCAAGGGCGAGAACCAGTCCAGAAAGGAATCACAGACCATTCTGGAAGGAAACATGCGAGCCCTTGAAGCCGAGCTTGAGAAGGAACGCGCCCAAAGAGCAAAGGCCGACAGCACCACAAAAGACGCAGAACTCACCGCTGCTGATCTTGCGGTGCAGCTCCAGACTATGGTAGACGGGCTCAAAGAGTCCAGAGAGGCCATGCGCTTCAACATGAAGGAAATCAAAGAGGACGCCAGAAATACATTAGGTGGCGAGAAACTCTCCCACGCAACGAGTTGGCGATGGTGGGAGAACAAGGCGCAGATTGCAGAAGCCCGCGCCATGAAAGCGGCCGCAGGCAATGACTGGGAAGGCGCTGCTTATTGGAAACGTGAGCAGGCGCAGTGCCTCACCATGGCCAAGTTTGCCAGGGCAAACGAAGAAGAAATCCGTCGCACCCTTCACGGAGGCGGCGGGAAAGTCACCACGCCTCTTCTTAATGAAAACGGCATGGAGCGCTACGGCATCTTAGGCATCCTGAACCGCATCTCCAGGACGGATAAACCAGTCATGATGAAGGACGACGCACGCTACTTCGTGCAGCATATGGCATACGTCTTAGGCCTCACGAAGAAAGACGGCATCTTGCCTATTGACGAGAGCGGGCAGGAGAGACCATTCAACTGGCGCTGGCTTGCCGTAGAGATGAATCCCATGCAGGCTATGGACGATGATCGCTACATGGCCGAAGACATCATCCCGGGATGGATGAGAAGCGCCTTCGACGGTTCAAGTCCTATGAAGCTGAAAGACCTCACCATGGATCAGTTCCGAGAAATGGCCAAGGTCATGAAGGCTGTCTACAAATTGGGCCGAAGAGAGTACGAGGGGAATACCTTAGGCACCTCTTTCGATGACGCAGCACAAAAGATCCACGATGAGATTTTAGGCAACTGGACGCACCGCGTGGCCACTCCGGGACTCAAGAACCAGACGGCCACCGGCTTAGACCGACTGGGGACAAAAATCCACAGCCTCATCAAGGACATCACACTTCCTGAAATTCTGATCGAACGACTGGGAAAGTCTGCTGCCGAGTATTTCTATAAACCCATAGACAAGGCGGCCGCCCACCTGAGAGAGCTGAAGAGCGAAGCCAGAGTCACCTTCAGAAAGAACTTCGCGATCTACTCCAGAAAAGAATGGACGGTGATCCGAAGCAAGAAGCTCTACACCGTAGGCCTCGACGAGCGAGGTAAACCCGTTTCCTACACCAAGGAGCAGCTCCTCGCCATGGCCTTGAACTTCGGAACCAAGTCCAATAGGGAACGTCTCATCGAAACCCTATGGCTGAGTGACACCTTAGAAATCAATGAGGAGACCATCCTTGACATGCTGGATAAGAACCTCACTGACAAGGACTGGGACTTCGTAGAAAGCGTATGGGATCACCTTAATTCTTACTGGGGCGAGAGAAACAAAGTCCAGAATGATCTCTACGGCACGCCCCTAGGGAAAGTTCAGGGCGAAGATTTCACGCTGAAGTCGGGACGTGTCATCCATGGCGCGTACTATAGAATCAAGTACGATCCATTAAGCAGCACGAAGACAAGCAACTTCTCAACAACAGACATCGCCAAGATGGACATGCAGAATATTTCCTCCTTCTCCCTGGGCATGGGAAGTACCAAGCAACGTGCGGGAGCTTCCGGCGGGCAGAAGCTCCGCCTCGACCTCGACGTATATGTAGAGGCTGTCAACGAAGCCATGCAGCACATCGCCATGAGAGAAGCCACCGTAGACGTTTACAAACTCCTCAACAGGAAAGAAGTCGTGGCAGCTATCGAAAACACCGCAGGTCCGGAAACCCTTTCCCTGCTGCAGGGATGGGCCAAAGACTGCTGGCACTCTTCCATTAAGGACATGAGCGAATGGGATTCTACCCTGGGGAGAGCCCGGCGGCGCTTCAACTTCACAACGATGGGGTTCCGATTCTCCACAGCTTTACTGAATATCGGGAACATCACCGGCATGATGGAACGGATGGGAGCAGCCAATGCCCTAAAGGCCGTCGGAGATTTCTATTTTCATGGAAACATCATAGAGCAGCGGCGATTTATTCAAACCAAGTCCACTATGATGAGAGACCGAGGTGCCACCATCGATAGGGATATGTACATGCAGGACAGATTGCCGGTAGGGAAAAACGAGTCCGAGTTCCGATCCAAGATCGAGCACGGGAAGTATGGGGTCGACACTTTAAATTCCAAGGCCTACTGGCTCATCCAGGCGACAGATGAAATGTTTTCCTTGCCAGAATGGTTATTCACTTACAAGAGAGCCATGGCCGCTATGGAAATCGAAGGCAAGCTCAATAGAGACGAGATGGACGCAGAAGCCGTGAGACTTGCCGACAAAGCCGTGAGAGAGACTTTCGGATCCAATGAGACCAAAGACCAGAGCAGCTTTATCAGGAAGAACGGAATTCTTGCACAGATGACCACATTCTATAGCTACACGAACCTTGTCACGAACCAGTTTATCCGCGCAGGGTACACCTTATACGACAAGGGAGACGTGAAGCCGCTCCTCGCAGCCACGTGGTATTGGTGGCTCCTAGGAGCCTTAGTCGAAACAACCTTACGAGAAATCGGGGACGACTCTGATGATGAAGATAAATGGAAGAAGAAATTCCTCCATGTCATCGCCTCCGGCGGCCCCATCGGCGGCGTCCCTCTTGTAAGAGAAGCAGTCCCGTGGACAGTAGATTTCTTTACCGGGAAATCCTTTGGATCCGCCGCCCCAGACGCTCCCTTCTTCGATACCCTAAAGCACATGGAAAACTTCCTCAAAGCCACCAAGAAAGGTGATCTCATAGAGATGGGGAGAGGAGCCACCAAGGCCATCACAAGGACATCCATACCCGTCCCGGATACCATCACAGATGCCTTCTGGAACTTCATGCGAATGGCCTGCACAGATACTGAATTCACCATGTGGGATTGGTTCAGAAAATCCCTATGGGACAAAACACTCAAGGAGAAGAAAAAATGATCGAACTATTTTATTATCGGCTGATCGATTGCCAGCCATGGGCAGACGCAGCGAAACGGTTATGGATAAACCTATGAAAGAGAAAAAGGAGGGTAAGAAATGATAGGTGCCGAAGTAAATCGAATCGTCTATAAGGGGGATGGGATTACAACAAGTTTTCCGTATACCTTTACGGTTCTTGAGAAAGCGGATATTGTCGTGACGCTTGTAGACAAGGAAAGCAAGAAAAAGACTCTCACGAGCGATTACTTCATTGATATGGCCAAAAAAGAAATTACCTACCCGGGGTACGCGCCCGGAGAAGAACCTGCTGAGGCCGAACGGCCGCCCGTGCTTCCGGCGGGATGGTATCTTGTTATCCAAAGAAAAACGAAAATAGACCAGCAGACAAGCCTCGGGGACAAATGGCCATTCGATGTGACGGAAGATGCACTGGATAAAATCACCAGAATTTTGCAGGACTTAGATACAGACTCTAAGCGGCATTTAAAAGTTTCTGTAGAGGCTAGCGGCATAGATCCCATGCTTCCATCGCCTAAAGCCAACATGGGCTTTTACTGGGACGAGACCGGGACAAAGCTTGTAGAGGGCCTAAACCCGAAGGCCGCCAGCGAAAGCGCCGCCGCCAGCAGCGCCGCCGCCGCACGTAGTGCTGCAGCTGCCAGCGCCAGTGCGAAGAGCAGTGCGTACCATATGGAATTTGCCCAAAGGTGGGCCGCATCCAGTGTGAGTCCGGACGACAATGCGGACAGCGAGAGCACGACAGGGATGACGCAGTCTTCCAAAACGTGGGCATTGTATGCGAAGGCCAAGGCGGCAGAGTCAGCCGAGCGTGCAGACGCGACCATCGGCGCCGACGAAGAGGCGGAGACCTATGCACAGGACGCCAAAACCTATATGGCAGCGGCGAAAAAGGCGGCAGCCGATGCAACAACCCAAGCGGCCGCCGCCAGTGCCAGCGAGAAAGCGGCGCAGACCAGCGAAACCAGCGCGGCTGCGAGTGCAAGCGCAGCCAAAGCTAGCGCAAATGCTGCAAGAGAAAGCGAAAAGAACGCAGATAGCCGAGCACAGGATGCGGAAAGCGCAGCTAATGACGCGAAAGGATATGCAGCCAGTGCACTGGCAGATAAGACAGCGGCGGAAAGTGCGGCCAATACAGCCAAGACCTATGCAGAAACCGCAACCAAGAAAGCAACGGCGGCGGGGGATAGTCAAACTGCGGCCGCTCATAGTGCAAGCAGCGCGAAGGCGTCGGCAGTTCATGCCGGCGAAAGCGCGGCAATCGCCGCAGACAACGCAGCGACCGCGACCACATGCGCTGCACAGGCGTCGAATGCAAGAGACGCGGCCATTGGCGCGAAAGATGGCGCAGAAGCTGCGCAGGCAAACGCCAAGGCGAGCGCTACGGCAGCAACGAATAGCGCGGCTTCCGCGCAGGAGAGTGCGGAAAAGGCCAAAGGTTATGCGGCTATAACGAACCCCGTGACATCAGTCAAGGAAGATACGACCAAAGGCGGCATCGTCGTCACGAACGCCCTGGGAGGCGTGACGGTCGTTCCTCTTATTCCTACCATCACATTGGCCAGCGCAGAAGACATTCGCGCATTATTTAAGGAGGCGTGAAAATGGTAAATCCAAAATTGATTGACACGGACGGCTTGGCCGTATTCAAGGATGAGTGCGACAAGGCGTATTTAGCGAAAGTTACTTTGGCGGCCGTTGCGACTTCCGGAAGCTATACGGACCTTTCAAATAAGCCAACAATTCCAACCGTGCCAAAGGCTTTGAAAAATCCCAATGCCTTAAACTTTACCGGGGCCGTTACAGGAAGCTATGACGGCAGCGCGGCAAAGTCAGTAAACATCCCCGCGGCGCCAAATCTCACGCCGTACATGAAAAAGGAAGCAGACAGTGACCTTGACATGCAGGGGCGCAGCATCTTTGTGGGCAATACGTCTATCACATCAGACGATGGTTTTACTATCGACGCAAGCATGAACTCGATAAATATCTTAGGGGGCGGCATATATTTTAATAAATCCCCTTTAGATACAAGAGAAAACAATCAAAAACTGTATGCACCGCAGGTGTCCCCTACATTTAAAGGGACAGTAACAGCTCCTAATGTTACTGTTTCTACTTCTCTCACCATCCCCGGAGGTAAAATATGGATAGCTTAAAGAACTACATCATACATTGGTTAGGCGGATGTACTGCTGAAGAAAAGCACACCGTCGAACTTCAGCGCGACCGTCTGTATGCAGATCTGAAGGCGAACGAGCAGGAGCTAGCAGAGGTAAATGCAGAATTAGACAAGCTGAAAGCCGTTAATCGTGATACAGTGTTGGATATTGACGGTAAAAAAATATGGGTGGACTAGGAGGACACGATGGGGACACTTACAAAAAAACTTCACATTCTCAAAACAGGCGGAACGGAAGAGACCTGTAATATTTATACAACAGCCGAAGAAGTTGGCGGCAGCCCTTACCTCGCTCTTGAAGTTGATGGAGCAAAAGGGTATGTAAAGCTAGGAAGTACCACAGATGCCAATGCGACCCATTTAAGAGTAGAAAAAGACGGAGTGATCTATGCTGCATGGAAAGAAGCCGTGACCTATGTCAATGTAACAATTACACAAAGTGCTAATCAGACGATTCATGTGTACACGCCAAAAAAGAGTGGCGGCACAGATCACACGTCCTCCTTTACTATCCCAAAGGGTACATCCTATGAAGCAGAAGTTATCGCTGCTGATGGCTATACCGCAGGGACATTAAATGTCAATGCGGGGGGGAGGATCAATAGCGATATGACATTTAGTGCTAGTGGAGCTGCGTCAAATGTACCGACAGGAAGTAAAACAATCGAGGTTAACTATGGTCAAAATACGTGGATTACAATTCCAAATAACATTAGAGTAGTTCGGGTAGGTGATCATTATATTGGAGTAACTCCAAATAAAGAATACACACTTACTGGATGGATACCATTCATCCACCATACTGGCGATCAGGGCGACCCATTTTTACAGAACGTACACAGTGGTGTCTATTGGTACGGTACATCACCGGAGGATTATCCAGACCAAATGGAAGCCCGCTTTACTGTTTATTGGAGTCCAACAATAAACGCACACAGTCCCGATGTTACAGATTATTAGTTGTATACGAAAGGTGATTTGATGAAATCAGGAACATTTACAAATAATACATCGTTTTCAGTAACGGCTGCATCAGTTAATGTACCTACAGGGGAAATTACAGTGGGTGACGCCGTAGATTTTACAGTTCCAAATGGGGTAAGAGTTATGGTCACCAGAGATTAACAACCACACACCAGATGTCACTGATTATTAAGAGCAGCATAGAAAGAAGGGGAAGTCATGGATTTGGAGGGAAAACATGGAATTTGATCAGTTTTCAGAAGCCATCAGCAAAGCGGCCAGCCGTCTTGGAAACTACTGGGAGGTAAAAGTCATAGCGAGTGGGATGCTAGCTGCTGCACAATTTCATCTTGAGCTTGTGTCCCTGTTCGTGATACTCATTGTCATTGACTTGGTCACAAAGTGGATAGAACTGGCGCATAACACAATCAAGACCGATGATTATACGCCTAGCCTTGTAGAAAGCATCAAGGCAATTCCGCAGGCCCATCGCATGGGCGTTATATCCAGCAAGGCGATGAAAGTGCAGTTTTGCGGGAAGATCATAGTCTATGTCATCGTAGTCATGGCTGGCTCTATCATGGATACCATGACGGAACAGGTACACCGTTTCGGTTTAGTTATGCCGCTTTGTGTATCTTACTTAGCGGCGTCTGAGTTTTTGAGCATTATCGAAAACTTGGATGAGGCGGGCATTTCTGCGGTACATAATTTGGCGGCTTTAGTGAAAAGAAAGGGGCAGTCATGAAAGTCATAGATATCTCAGACTGGAATGATCACATCAACTGGTCACATATGATTGACGAAGGCGTAGAGGGGGTTATCGTAAAAATCAGTGAAGGGCGCACGCTCTCCGAGCTTCACGGGAAGCACATCTCGGCAGCCGCCGCACGCGGCCTTCCATGGGGCGTCTATTGCTATACGCACGCCCAGACCACAGAACGGGCGGAAGAAGAGGCGGCGGTCGTTATTGAAGCTCTGGAGACCTTGGGATACGGCGCGCCGCCCTTGGGGATTTGGTTTGATGTAGAAGCCCCGGAAACGATCGGGCAGGACAGGGACGACGTGACCGCCATCTGTAGCGCCTTTATTTCCACATGCAACGCGGCGGGATACGCTGCGGGCATCTATGCGAGCCTGTCCACCTTGACCGACTGCATGAACCTAGATGATCTAGCTGATTATGTGCCCACCTGGTGCGCCCAGTATAATGAGGAATGTAATTTCCATGATTATTTCCCTGAGCGCATGCTGCAGGGCTGGCAGTTTACGGAGACATTCGAGATTGACGGTCGTGATTACGACATGAGTGAATGGTATTAAATGGAGGGACGATGTGCAGAATTACAAAAAGGCTATTGCTCTTTGCCTTCTGCTCCTTGCTTTGGCTGGCGGCTGGTACTACCTCGCGGGCCGAAACGATGTATCAGATATCGGAAAGCGAGCTGACGAGACTCGAAGCGAACTCGAATCAGCTCGCGAAGAACAACGAGACCAAGCAGCAGCTCTTGACCGAGCAGAAAACGCAGCTGACAGAAGCCAATCAGCAATTAGAGACAGTGAAGAAAGAGCTGACCGCATCCAAGAGCTTGAACGAAGCGACGCAGAGATCATTAGAGAAAGCCAATCAATCATTAACCGAGTTAGAGCAAGAGGCCGCCCACAAGATACAGGTGAAGGCTAGGCAGCGGAACTTGTGGATTATTATCGCGGGAGGAGCTCTTTATGCTTGCACCTCCAAGTAACGGGATTTCAAATTCGTCAAAAATCCGTCAAAAACTTTTAGAAAATAGAGTTGAAATTGCACGGAAGAGGGGTATACGGCGAATGATGAAAAACCGGATTTGCTAGATTTTATCGAGGAAAGAAAAAAGTTGGAAACTTATGTACAAATGGTCCCACTTATGCTAAAGGTAACAGATATTTCCTCAAAACTACCGATAATATCGGAAAACTTTTTTCTCCCGTCAAAAATTCGTCAAAAATCAAAAGGGTGTACCCGCATGAGCGGGTGCACCCTTTTTAAGATCCGAATATTTTATTGATATCATCTGCCGCCTTTTCTCGCATTTCATCGGTGTAATGGATATATACTCTTTCAACAGTAGAGATGGTATCGCCGAGAAGGCTGGCTACCGTCTTGATATCCATACCGGAAGATAAGAGCCTGGTGGCGTAGGTATGGCGGAAGTCGTGCATGGTGTGATTTGGTAAGATCTTCCTCACGATGGCCGTGAGTCTTTCCCCGTGCCGGTATCGCGTGAGTCGGCCATGGAAGTACAAGATGCGATGTTCGCGGTATTCATCCAAGGCACGAAGGAGGCAGGGCGGAGCAGGAACTGTGCGGCAGGAGTTCTTCGATTTCATCCTACGGATACCGAGCTCATTCTTCCCGACACGGGAGAGCTGCTTGTTGAATGTGATTTGATGGGACTTGAAATCGATATCCCCCATAGTGAGAGCCAGCACTTCCCCGACACGGGCGCCTGTGTATGCGGCAATGTACATGAGAATCCATAGTTCCAGATTCCGCGCATGCAAGGTATCTAAGAGATGGGAAATTTCCTCATGCGTCATAGTCCGCAGCCGTGCTCCCCCTGCAGTGTCCATGCGTGGCTTATAGATAAGGTCTGCGATAGGGGATACTCCGATGACACGATAACGAACCGCTTCCCGAAAGAGGTGCTTCATATACCGTGCCCAGCTTACCTTTGTACGTTCGCCGTATGGGAGAGTTTGGAGTCTCGTAAACATATCCGCATATGTGATATCTGTCATGGGCTTATCCAGAAGAGGACCGGCGATATCAGCCAGCCACTCATAGATAAGCAGCGTATTGGGAGCCAACTCTTTCCGCCATGAGATATAGAGCGCAGAAAAATCGCGAAGCGTCATGCCCTCATTCACCGGATCGATGTTTCCCGTCTTCTTGACCGCCGCGAGCAGCTTTTCCTTCTCCTTATCAGAAGCTGCTAGAGAGCGCAGGGCATAGCCTCCCTTGGACTTCTGCTTCCACTTCCCATCCCGATCCCGGTAGGAGAGGATCAGCTGGTAGCTCGCCCCGCCATTCGTCTTCGCTCGCTTGCGGATGATAAATTTGTAATTCAGCTCCATTAGAAAAACCTCCGTTCATTGGAAGCAGAGGCGGTACATGGTATAATACAGTTGTAATCCGCCTCATTGCATGGGACATTACACGCCAACGGGAGACTGCCATCTCCATCGGCACAGCCGTATCCATACGAATGTATGGGTACGGCTTTTTAACATGGAAGAAGAGAGTTAGAATCTTTTGAAATTTACGAAGATGATATTTCCGCATCTTTTTCAACCCGGGGAGCTTCAGCGGAGAGACGGAAGTCGAGGTAGTGATCCACCTCTTTCTTTCCGGCGGGGGATAGCTTGCGGTACTTTTTGATGTGCTGCTGCTCAGCGGGAGTGAGTTCCAAAAGAATTGAATCAGTTTGAATCTTATCGAGAAGAGAAAGGCTATCCGCTGAAATGCCAAGCCCTTGGCAGATTTTGAAAACGTTATCGCAGGCAGCTCCGCCTACGTTTAGAAAAACCTCCGTTCATTGGAAACAGAGGCGGTACATGGTATAATACAGTTGTAATCCGCCTCATTGCATGGGACATTACACGCCAACGGGAGACTGCCATCTCCATCGGCACAGCCGTATCCATACGAATGTATGGGTACGGCTTTTAATTTGCTCCAAAAGAGGTCAAGACGTATCCGGCGGCCCGCAGATCGCTGAATACTGGACATCGATGACGGCATCCACTGTCGCCTTTCCGGCGGGGGAGAGCAGCCGATATTTCTTTACCAACTCTTCTTCATGGTCAGTTAGCTCGATATGAGCATTTGTGATAACTGGGAGAGACAAGTCTCGATAGTACAAATCATCTATAGAAACCTTATAAAGTTCTGCCAATTTTCCAACAATACCTAGAGGAGGATCGGCAACGCCAGTTTCCCATTTCTGAACCGTAGTGAATGACTTTTTACCTAGATAACTCGCTATATAGTTTTGCGAGAATCCATGTTTTAGTCTAAGAAAACGCAAGTTTTGACCTAGCATGTTACACCTCCTTTCCATTAAAAGCCAATCCCATAGTACCATATTTTTGAACATTGTTTAAGTATATGTAAATTTCATTCAAATAAAACTTGACATTTGAATAATATTCATGTAGTATGTAGGCATACGAGGGAGGTGAGAAGGATGAAATACACACCGAAGGAATTAAGAGCTCGCACAGGTGAATCGCAGCAGAAGACTGCAAATGCATTAGGAGTATCGAAACAGACGTATTGCGCATGGGAAAAGAATCTTAAGAAGGTGCCGATCGGGAAAGTGGCTGCATTGTGCCAGCATTTCAAGATCTCGCTTTCTGAGATCAAGTATGAGTAATGCGTCTTTTTTATGCCTATTTACATGAATATAATTTAAGTATGATTCCAAGAGAATACGTCAAGAGCGGCAGAAAGGAGGCGCACTATGCCGCACAGCGAGAATTTGCTCTCACAGAAGGAAGTGGCCAAGCGCTGGGGCTGTGATCCCTCGACGATCGCCCGCCGAGAGAAAGACGGAGTGATCAAAAGGGCGCTCGCCATCCCCGGCGTCTGGTACACCCGGGCATCCGTCGAAAGGGCGGAAGGCCTGGAAGGGGACGAGAACCCCATGAGCCCCTTCGAAAGGAGGCGTCTCGAGAAGAGGATCCGAGAGCTGGAGAAGAAAGTATCCAGCTATGAAGATCAGTTCTACTTCCTTTCGGACGCCATGGAAAGAGTGAAGAAGATGATGAATAGAGGTGAGAAGAGTGGATGAAGTCAGAAAAGAAAGTCGTCTGATCGTAGACGCGAGCCTTTTTCAGGATGCAGCCTTTGTGATCGGAGAGCTGCTGCAGTTGATTTCTGAAAATGAAAAGTCCCGGATCGCACTGGAATACGATCCGGGAACAAAGAAGATGGTGGTCACAAAAGATACGACCCGCAACGAGGAAGACGACCCCGGCAGGTATGTAGTCATTGAACGCGATGAATACGAGATGCTGATTGATTTGTGGAAGAAGAACGCGGAGGAGAAATGACAGAAGAAGAGTTCATGGAAAGAAAAGAGTCCACCGTGCGCAGCTTGCTCTTGCAGTTAGCGGGGAAGGGGTTCACGGTGGATCAGGTGAATGAGGTGCTGAGAGCAGCAGCCAGCCTTGCAGGAATGACGCCTTTCACTGAAGGCGTTATCGACGAGTTGAATAAGGGGAACCCGTGGTATTAGGACGTCGGGATAGCTCTTTGAGAATGCGATCATAGGCGCTCTGGTATGTGACGGCGAAGCTTTCTGGCGTTTGGGCAGAAGGTCCTGCGACAGTTATGCGATGCTTCAGCCACTCTAATGCCACGAAGTGCGCCTGCATTTCAAGATCATTCATTGCTTTCACCTCCTTTCTGCCTATCAGTATAGCAGGAAGGAGGAGTGTGGAGGAAAGATGACAGACGAAGAATTACAAGAAGAACAGAGAAGAGACTTTGAAGCGAGAAGAGATCTCGCATTCACACAGCTTGTGTGTGCCCTCAATGAGGGTGACGCGGAGATCTTCGATATCGAGGTAGCGAAGAACAAGGAAGGCGAGGACGTCGCATGGATCTACTTCAGAGACGGAGGACTCGCACGTGTGAATATTTGCGGCGATACCATCATCACCGCGATCCGCGAGATCTTGAATTGCAAGAGACTGAAGGGAATGTGAGGCTGTCATGAACGAGTACGAAAGACAGAGAAAGCTGAATGACATGCTTTTTGTCGTCTGCTTGCTTAACCTGGCGGCAGTCGTCGTGAATGTCTTTATTATCATTTGCAAATAGCAAGAAAGGAAAAGCCATGGACAAGAAAGAATTGGAAAAGCAGATGAAGCAGATGAACGAGACGGCAGAGAAGTTCGAAAGGTCCTTCGAGGCCTGGAGGAAGAAAAGGAATACAGCCATCAAGGAAGTATTGAATGTTTTGGTAGACAGTGACCTCACCTATGAGGAAGCCGTCAATGTGTTGGATGGATGCCGGACATACCTGCGGCATAACCTGAAGATCGAGAACATTGATCTCAATGTAGAGGAGAGAGAACCATTTTGACAGCCAAAGAAGCAAAGACATTAGGAGAGCTTGCCCTGAAAGCGGACATGCTCCGCAGGCAGTGCCGGGATATCGAAGAGAAGATGAAAGAGCAGAGAGCAGCCGCGAAGAGAATGGCAAAGTGCATGCTGGCAGAGCTCGCCATCATTATTGTCCTGACATTCGCAGCGGGGATCGCTGCATGGAAAGGCTGATAGGAGGGAACCATGACAAGCGCAGAAGCGGTTGAGGTCGTCCATCGAATGATGGAGGCCCGCGATCGGGAACAGGAAAACATCGCTGCAGAAAAGCAAAAGGCAGCGAATGCTTTCTGGAAAAAGGTATTTCACGAATTTGCAGCCTACGGGACGGCAGCCCTTGGCGTCCTTGCATACACACTCCTTATGGCGGTGGCACAATGATAACGCTGAACGATATCTTGGCACTCATTCCCATGGAAGACCAGTGGATCTACATCTTCGATACAGAGGGAAACGAATACTATGAAGGATTCAAAGGGAATCTGGAGCTCAGCGAAGAAGGCGAAGGGCTGATCGTCAGCAGGCTTTATGGGAATGATACTGATACGAAAGATCCAAACTACGGCATCGTGCCGACCATCGAGATCGAGGTAAAAGCCAATGAGAGGCTGCTGGGTTAAGCTCTGGATGATCGGAGAGCAGCTGTGTCATGTGTCCATTGACCAGTCAGACCAAGACCCCAAGTGGACCATCATGGCAGCTGCCGCACTCATCAAGGAATATTGTAAAGAAACCGGGCTGGATCCCTCTATGGCAGCGGAGCATATCGCCCGAATGTTGGAGAAGAAACATGATTGACGAAGGCATCATTATTGAATTCATGAAGCACATCAAAAGGCAGCTTTATGAAGAACAAGCCAGAGCGGACAATGCAGACCACGAAGGAAGAACCAAAGACTACTTCTGGCACGCAGGCTACATCAGCGCCCTGAAAGAGAGCCTGAAAGAAATCGAAAGAACTACTGGCATCACCGGCGTTTACGGGAAGGAGGAAAGAGCATGCAGGACACATACACGAAAGCGGAGCTTGTAGAACGCTTCAAGGCGATGAAAAGGCTGGAGATTGATCTGGCAAACGATTACATGAAGGAGGGGCGCGACGCGGGCGCCGAGTGGCATAGAGCCCGCGTCTCTTTACTGAAGGAGCTGATTGCTCTGACAGAGGCGGGTGCACTCTGATGATCTACTACTGCGCACGCTGCGGGAAACCCATCCCGCGAGGAAAAGAAATGACTGAGAAAGAAATCGAAGAATACATCGACAGAAAGATCATGGAAATCAAAAAGGAAACCGAATGTGATGACTGCATCCTTCTCATTGGAAAAGATGGTAAAGGAGAAATGCGCATCGGCATCAACAACGAAGAAACTCTGGTGCTGTGTGCCTATCAAGTGATCAAAGCCTTTGGAGAACTGGGAAAGAACCCATACACCAGACGGACCCTCCTTCTGAGAACACTGACGCAGCATCTTATCGACAGAATCGAAGACCTGATCCAAAAGGAGACGGAAGACGATCCGCCTGCTGAAGAGGGCATGGTAAAAAGGATCTCCAAAAGAGGGAAGCCGGAGGCAGAAGATGATACGTCTGTCGAGAAATAAGAGGTACAAGCTCTTCGAGATCGTCCGCCTCCGGGATAGAGACCTCTGGGACGTCTATGAAAGAATGCTGGGAGTCCCGTGTCCGATGGGGAGAACCCACGTCCACCATGTTATTCCCGTAGCTTCCGGCGGAGAAGACATCGCAGAGAACCTCATCACCTTAGACCCGAAGACCCACTTCTATTTATTTCACAACGGATTCGGGAGTGTGGATAAAGAATGGCAGAAAATCGCCCAGAAGTATCTGGCGAGCAAGGAGGTCAAGGCATGGCACGAAGAAAGAGAAGCAAGTTTGACAGCCCTATACCAGACTGCAGAAGCTACCCGTATCAAGAAGATCCGGAAGAACTGCTTGCCAGAGAAACGGCCAGGCTTCAAATACTAAGAGAAACCAACACCATCTGCCCTGTATGTCATAGGGGCATAGAGCACGCCTGCCATTGCCCCAAAGAAAAAGCAGCCGTCTGTGAAGAACATTGTGAAACGTGTGAATACCACGTACCAATGACAGCGGCCAGCAATGGGAAATGTTTGTACACGAAAAAGCCGCCTGCGGGAACAGGCGGCGAAGGGTGAAAATATAAATTCACGTTTTTCTATATGAGAGTATATCACGCCCTTCAGAAAAAGTCCAGAAAAGCAAGGTACAAAGGGGATTTTCCGTCCCCTTTGCCCCCTTGTTAAGGCTATTATTTGGAGGACCGATGCCGTATCGAAAACGTATTTTCACCTACCCTGGAGGAAGGGTAGAAGAGAAGTATTATACCTGCCGTCTGGGAGGGAAGAAGACACGTATCAAGAATTGCAGCAAGACCCCGGAAGCCGTAGCCAAAGTGAATGCAAGAAGAGCAGTAAGGCACCTGAAGGAACTGATCCTCACCAATTTCAAGCAGGGAGACCAGTACATCACCTTGACCTATGCCAAAGAACCCAAAGACTATGAGGAGGCCATCCGCCATCTCACAAACTATATCAAGAGACTTCGGAGACGCTACCAGAAAGCAGGACGGGAACTTCGCTACATCTACACCACGGAATACAAGGGGAAAAGAATTCATCATCACATTCTTGTAAACAAAGTCCTGGAACAGCAGGAGCTTAGAAATGCATGGGGACACTCCAAGCTAAGCGCCTATGACATCATCGAATACCAGGGAGAAGAAAGGGACGCCAAGAAACTTTCCGCTTACTTCACGAAAGAGTCCAATATCACCGTAAGGGAAGGAAAGCAGAAAGTGAGATACGTTGCTTCCAGAAACCTTAAGAAGCCAGAAGTCCACTATCAGACGATCCAGTCCAAAAAGTGGAAAGAAAGACCACCAGCTAAAAATGGCTTCACCCTGATAGACGTCACGAACACCTACACCGAGTGGGGATATCCCATGCAGATCGCAAGGTATGTAGAAATTCCCAAGAAGAAAAAGCGAGGGAGAAAAAATGAGTAAGATCTGTCCCAGGGGCGGCGCCATCTTCCGGGCGAAAGGAGGAGAAAAATATTGCAAAACATGCATGAAAAAGGGAGTCACATGGGGGATCGAATGAGAAAGCATGATGCACGCATGATCATTCAAAGAATCGTAGCCGGAGCATTCCGGGGGACAAGGAAAGCCTTCAAAGCCAAGAAACTTGAAACTAAAAGGAAAGACCACCCGCAGCACCATCTCTACTGGTGCAAGAGAGAACCCATCGGACAAAGGCGGAAAATCGAAATCGAATTTTGGACCGGGTGGTATCTCAGCCTGCATAGCGGATACTTCCGGGAACAAGTATTCAAAGAAGCCGAAGAAAGAGAGAAAGCAGAATGACAGAAGAAGAGAATCTGAGAGAGCTAGACAAGCGCCTAAGAAACCAAATTCAAAATCTGCTCGAGAGTGCAGTGCTTCCATCAGTTGTAAGTGTCAAGTTTTCCTCGGTAATTCATTTGATTGTCGATAATTACTATCTCCGTGGCTTCGGTTTAATCAGTATTTCTGTATCGCTCTGGCAAGTCTTCCCATGGGGGAAGAAGAAGCTCCATAAACGCCTATACGCCCCTCCAGGCATCCTGGCCTATAGTTTCTCATTCTGCGCTCTGCCTGCACCGCGGCTTTGTGCATGGCTCTATCCATCTTTTTGTAGCTCTTCCCATTAGCATGGTACAAGAGGGCTTGCGTAAGCGTCTTATTCTTTCGGGCGGTCAGTACCCAGACCATGTACTCCATTCCTTCGCTGGACCAACTCCGCCCCTGCCGTTTCATGCGATAGCTGTAGAACCGGTGATTCGTTTCTGCAGTACCCAAGTGGATTTCTGTATGGATGCCGCGTTGGCTCAGGCTGGGGATATAGGGAGCATTTCTTTCCAGATAGCTCTGCAGTTTGTCTACCTCCTCCAAATCCGCCTCTGTTCGGGCGTAGCTCCGGGCAGTGTCCATCCATACGGGAATCCGTTTCATTATATCGTCGGTCTGGTGAAGCTCTCGGATAATACGGTCTACCAGTTCCCTCTTGCAGAAGCTGAGCCGGGTCCGGATCTTTTCATGTACATGATAGCAGTCGCGGAAGTGCTGGTGATCCAAGCAGCCTTCTACCATTTGCTCAAAGTCCTGAAACTGATACCCGGACCCTCCATCCCCATTCGATAGCACCGTGGTCTTAGACAGGTCATAGTGCCCATGCAGATAGCTTGCTACCATTGCAAAAAGTTCTTTCCTGCTGGTGGACGCAAAACAGCGAAGTCCTACCAGTTCTGCCCTGTTGCCATTTTTTCTGACTCCCTCGTATATCTGAAGGCGATGCACTTCCGAGACGTCGCCTTTCTTCTTGTTCTTGAGGATGATCCCATCCCCTCAAAGGGAGGCTTTCCTCTTTTATTGTTTCTGGAAAAATTTCCCTACCGAGTAAAATTTTACACTAAGCCATCAGTTATGTTGATGCGGATGGTGTGAAAACGTTCACGTGTGAAGAGCAGCCGAGAGAAGAATTTAGAACCGCTATGGCGGCGATGAGCCTTTACTATACCGACATGGCAGGGGACTATAGACCCGAGAAACCGGTACAGGCCATTTTCGCGGTGGAGAAAGTAGTGCCAAAGCGGGATAAGAAATCCGGGGCGCTAAAAGGAGTGCGGCTGGGCGGGCGGTTCCGCCTCAAAGGCAGCCCTACCACGCAGCGGTTCAGCACGATCGAAGACATCACTCCGACTGATAACGTGCTCCGCATCATGAAGAAAATCTATGATGAAGCGGCGCTTTACATCGGCGGCGAGCGGAGAGAACAAAACCTTTTTAAAACGAGCCAGGATGATGAGCAGGAGTCAAGCAATGAGCGGGCAAATGAAGAATGATAGATTTTTCGATTTTCCGTGAATTGAATTGGATTGAAAGGAGAAAGAATTGAACAGCGTAGAAATATCCGGGAACCTCGCAAGAGACCCGATCGTCAGATCCACCAAGACAGGGAGAGCCGTTGCCACATTTACCGTCGCCTCCAGTCGCCTCTATGTTTCGCAGAATGGCGAGCAGAAAGAACAGACCGCATGGATCAATGTCGTTGCCTGGGGAGCCATCGCTGAAAGAGTGGCCAACTTTTGCAGGAAAGGAACCTTCGTCTACATCCATGGCAGCCTGAATACCAGATCCTACGATGACGACAGCGGTCAGAGACACTGGATCATGGAAGTCGTAGCAGACATCGTAGCTGATCCCAAGTGGGGAGAGGGCGCAGCGTCATCCGGAGGAAGCTATTCCGGCGGATATAGCAAGGGATCCGGCGGCTCTTCCAATGGCTATGGAAACAATTCCGGCGGGTTTAACCAGTTCGGCCCTTCCAAACCGGAGCAGCGAGAAGAGAGCATGTTCCCTGCGAAAGGGCCGCAGGAAGACATACCATTTTAGGTAAAGGAGAATGATTGAAGAAAATCCATAAGTGGTAAGTATTCGAGGGGGGATCAAAGTGAATAGGCAGGAAAGAAGAAGGCTAGGCGTCAAAAAGAAGGATCCCATGGTTTCCATCAAACAGTCAGACGTCAATGCAATGAAACAAGAAGCCACCAAGAAAGGCTGCGAGTTTGCCTTTAACTTGATGCTTGCTATTCCGGCTATGGTCATCCATGACAAGTTCGGAAGCCTGATGAAGAAAGATGGCAGAGTGGAAAAGTTCGTAGACCTCTGCATGGAGCAGTACAAGTGCTATGAAGAGGGATACGTCGGCTTAGAGGAGCTGGCTAAGTGCCTGCAGGACGAAGCAGGAGTCAAAATCAAAGGATGGGAGGCAGAAGAAATCAAGAGATGACCATCGAAGAGCGAGCGGAAGCCCTGGCAAGGAAAGATTTCAATAAACTGAATATTCCGGAAACGGTGAAGAAGAGATCACTGCGTAAAAGACGCCAGGGCAAGACGCTAGTCTTCGAAGCAGGAGAACGTGGGATTCTCGTGAGATACTTCATGCGCTGCCGCGGGAAACACATATCCATGAAGCGCATTGTGACACATTTCCACGATGAAGAATTTGACAATTCTTCCAAACCATCGTAAGATAGTCATGAAATCTCCAGCAGATTTTCGGCATCCGTAAGGAGCCGGTACCTTTTACCCGCATATATCTCGCGGGCAACGATAAAAGATACTGGCTCCTTTTTTGCGTTTTTAGGGGGGTGAGAGCATGGCCAAAGGGAAATGGGAGAAGTGGATAGAGCCGAATCATCTCTTGATTTTAGGCGCGTGGGCACGTGACGGGCTGACCGACGAAGACATAGCGCACAACATTGGCATTTCCCGCTCCACCTTGAAGGAATGGAAGAAAAAGATTCCGGTCATATCGGCCACCCTAAATACTAATAAGGCAATAGCCGATATCCGGGTAGAGAATGCCCTCTTCAAAAAAGCGATCGGCTGCACCGTCAAGGAGAAAGTCATCTCCAAAATCAAAAACCCGGACGGCACAGTCACAGAAACAGAGAGAATAGTGGAAAGAGAGCTGCCACCGGATACAACGGCCGGGATCTTCTGGCTGAAGAACCGGAAACCGAAAGACTGGAGAGACAAGCAGGAAGTCGAGCTCTCCGGGAACGTAGGCATGACAGACGCGCTGAAGAAAGCGAGGGAACGAGTGAATGAACACCGAAATAGTAAGTGACCTTGCCGGACTGGCGAAAGACCCCCTCAGTTTCGTCTACTGGGCTTTCCCATGGGGTGAAGGACTCCTTACTCATCAGGACGGCCCCGAAGCCTGGCAGAAGGAAATACTGGGCCATATAGGCGAAAACGTATCCCCGGACAGAGTCATTCAGGAAGCCGTCGCCTCAGGCCACGGTATCGGGAAATCCGCTTTGGTATCCTGGCTGATCCTATGGGCGATCTCTACCCACGAGAATACCCGCGGCGTCGTCACTGCAAACACAGAGACGCAGCTCCTCACGAAGACATGGCCGGAACTCATGAAGTGGCATGCCATGTTCCTTGCAAGAGATTTATTCAAAGTCACAGCCACCTCCATATTCGCAGCCGAAGACGGCAAAGAAAAGAATTGGCGTATCGACGCCATCCCGTGGTCCGTGGCCAACCCGGAAGCCTTCGCGGGCCTTCACAATCAGGGGAACAGAACTATCCTCATCTTCGACGAAGCATCTGCCATAGACGATAAGATTTGGGAAGTCGCGGAAGGTGCGCTAAACGACGCCAACACAGAAAGACTTTGGTGCGCCTTCGGGAACCCGACGCGAAACACTGGAAGATTCTACGACTGCTTCCATAAATTCCGTCCATACTGGCACACCATGCAGGTAGATTCCAGATCCGTCAGATTTTCAGACAAGACAAAGATTTCCCAGTGGGAAGAAGCCTACGGAGCGGACAGCGACTTCTTCAAAGTCCGAGTCACCGGAGACTTCCCGGACGCCTCAGACCTGCAGTTCATCCCATTAGGGCTAGTCAAGAAAGCAGCGCAAAGGAACCTGCATGAAGGGCAATACAAATTCGCCCCCTGCGTCATAGGCGTAGACCCAGCATGGTCCGGCGGCGACGCCACCTCCATCTACCTACGTCAGGGGCTCTACACCAAGAAACTGGCAAGGATCCTCAAGAACACCAATGACATGACCATAGCCAACATGATCGCCCGTTTCGAAGATCAGTATCACGCAGCAGCCGTCAACATCGATTTAGGATACGGGACCGGCATCTACTCCGCTGGCACCACCATGGGGAGAGCGTGGAACCTTATCTCCTTTGCGGGCTCCTCCCCCGATCCGTCATGCGTCAACATGCGTGCCTACATGTGGTTTGCTATGAAGAAATGGTTCCAGACCGGCGGCGTCATCGAAGCCGACCAGACTTTAATAGACGACCTCACCCATGTAGAAATCAAACCCACCATGGACGGCCGCATTCAGCTCAGGTCCAAAGACGAAATGAAAAAAGAAGGCATCCCATCGCCAAATGACGCCGACGCCTTAGCACTGACCTTTGCCGTCCCTGTCGTCAACCGGAAAAGGAACGGAAAAGCCAACACCAACTACCAGTTATTCTGAAAGGAGACACCATGTGCGGAAACCCATTTAAATCCCCAAAAGTTCCGGCGGCGCAGAAAGTCGATCCGACCGTCACCGACGTAACCAATTCTCAGGTATCAGACGACAGCGGTGACGCCGAAGCCAGCAAGAAAAAGAAGAAACAGGGCTTCGCAGCCACACGTCTTGCGACGCTGCTGAGTAATGCAGGAAGCAAGGACACCTTAGGATGAATACCATCTTAGCCAGCGCCATGCCACCGGAAGCCCTTCCGGCGGATGGACAGAACATCAGAGCACCGGACAAGCACGCCGCCCTGTCACGGATCAAGCTCCTGAAGAACAAGAGAAACCCCTATATCGAACGATGGAAAGCCATCAGAGACTACGAACTCCCCTTCTTAGGAGAATTCGATGATACTGACGACGAAACAGATAAAGGCAGAAGACGCGACCTAGCCATCAGCAACGGCGTCGCATGGCTCGCCAATCAGGCCTTCGCAGCCGGTATCATGTCAGGGCTTACACCGCCTTCCCGGCAGTGGTTCAAGTTCGGTTTCTCCTCGGATCAGGAAAACATAGAAGCTGAGAGACTTCTTGACGAACGGCAGGCCATCGTAGAAGCCGTGCTGCACAGATCCAACTTCTACAACACCATCCACGCCTGCTACACAGAGCTTCCCTTCGGGCAGGCGCCTATCGCTGTATTCCCATCACCAGAGAGCGGCGTCCGCTTCCAGGCATTCACCATCGGCTCCTACTACATCGATACATCAGCAGGGAACCGCATCAATACATTTGCCCGGAAAATCAAAATGAACGCCGACCAGATCGTGCAGCAGTTTGGGAAAGACCATTTGCCAAGGAACGTACAAGACGCGTTCAATACCCCATCAAGGCGCTATGATATGGCCTTCGACGTGTGGTGGCTCGTCATGCCCAATGACAGCAAAAGGAACGGCCCATCGAATAAGGACATGCCATTTGTCTCCCTCTACTGGGTAGACGGGCAGGATCCCAATGAAAACGGCGGCTTCCTCTACACCGGCGGCTTCGAAGAATGCCCCGTATTGGTGGCCAGATACCAGGTCACAGGAAACGACTCCTACGGGAAAGGCCCCGGATGGTACGCCGAAGGCGATGCCAAGTCCCTGCAGATCATGAAGAAAGACTTCTTGACCGCGATTGAACTTACCGTCAAGCCGCCTTTGACCACGGATGCCAGCACCTATCAGAGCGGCGTCAACTGCTATCCGGGCGGCGTCACCGTCACCAATACCCAGATGGGAGGGCAAGGCGTCGTTCCCCTGTTCCAGGCGCCGACCAATTTGCAGTGGATGGCGCAGGAAATCCAGAGACTTGAAGACACCATCAAGAGGACCTATAGCGCCGACCTCTTCCTCATGCTCGAATCCATCGATACCCCGCAGATGACCGCGAGGGAAGTCATGGAACGCCAGCAGGAAAAGCTGCAGCAGCTGGGGCCTGTCGTCGAAAGACTCCAGGACGAATTCTTAACCCCCATCATCGAACGGGTTTACAACATCCTTGAGCGAAACAACATCTTCCCACCCATTCCGGATGAGCTCGCAGCCGAACTCTCCGAAGCCGACGTGAAGATTGAATACATTTCTCCACTTGCCCAGGCACAGAAGATGAGTGGCCTTGTGAACATTGAGCAGGCCCTCGCCTTCGTAGGTCAAATGGCGCAGCTCTATCCAGAGTCCCTGAAGATGGTAGATCCCTTAGGCACCGTCAAGAAATACTTCGACCTCTTAGGCGCTCCGGCGGCCATGCAGAGAAGCACCGAAGAAGCCAAGCAGCTGATCCAGCAGGAACAGCAGGCCATGATGCAGCAGGAAGAAGAGCAGAAACAGCTCGCACAGGCGCAGGCACTGGCCCCTGTCGCACAGGCAGCCAAGAACCTATCTGATGCCGCGCAGAACGGGAACCCCGCTCTGCAGAATCTATTAGGCGTCAACGGGCCAGGAGGACCATCCGTATTATGAAACACGCCATCGTAGACCCAAATTCCAGAGACGCCCGCTGGCAGAAATACTTTCAGCAGTGTCAGAAAGACAAAGATAAAGACGCCATCCAGAAAGTCGTCAAGACCGAAGAAGGAAGGTGGATCCTTTCTCGGATCCTCAACATGAGCGGACTCAACACCAGCTCCTACACAGGGAATGCCGAGACCTATTTCCGCGAAGGAAGAAGAGAAGTCGGCATCGAAATCACCAACCTGATCCTTGACACCCTAGGCCTTGAAGAAGGACATAAGTCGCTGCAGGCGATTGACAAAGATTTCATAGACTTCAAGATCCGGCAGAACCGGATATTCAACAAGGAGGACTGAACATGGACACCCAGAACAATGACATGAACACTGGAACCGATCAGCAGACACCACAGAACACACCGACAGACAATCAGCAGAACCCACAGGGCGCAGAAGCCCAGGGAAACCAGAACCAGCAGACACCGCAGGGCAACAATCCATCCGGCGGCACCCTGTTATCAGGAGCAGGGAAAGCCACAGGTGCTCCGGACACCTATGACTTCACTGCATCCCTTCCGGAAGGAATGGAACTCGACCAGGACACCGCCGACTCCTTCGGCGAACTCGCACGAGGCATGAACCTCACCAATGACCAGGCAAACGAACTGGCCAAATTTGGCTATGACTGGGCGGGCAAAGTCGGGGAAGCCTACCAGAAGGCGCAGCAGGAAGAGGCAGACGCTAACGCCGCTGCAGCCATGAAAGAACTGGGCAAAGATTTCGAACCCACAGTCGCAAGAGCCGGGATCCTCATGAACTACCTTGAAAGGCAGATCCCCGGCATCCGAGACTCCTTCGCAGGATCCGCTGTATTCTCATCCCTTCCCATGCTGAAAGCCTTCGCCCTCCTTGGCGATCTGATTTCCGAAGACGGCGGAATCAAGACCAATACAGCAGCCGCCACCAAAGAAGACAATCCATACCCCAATACCGATTGGGAATCATTAAAAAGATAAGGAGATAAACCATGGCAACCATTGGAAACCTTGCACTCAATTTCAATGACCTCCGAAAGCGTCAGGCACCGGACGGCACCATTGATCACATCATCGAAGTATTAAAACAGTCCAACCCCATCATGGACGACATCAAGTGGAAACAGGGCAATCTGCCGACCGGCAACCAGACCACGCAGCGCACCTCCATCCCGACACCATCCCTTCGCGCCATCAATAAAGGCGTGCAGCCGACCAAGTCCAGCACCAAACAGGTCCGGGACACCTGCTGCATTTTGGAAGCCCGCTCCCGCGTCGACATCGAACTCCTTCAGCTCGAACCCGATCCGCAGGCATTCCGTCGCTCTGAAGACGACGCGCATATCGAAGGCTTCTCTGAAAAAGTCGCCAGCATGATCTTCTACGGCGACTCCGACGAAAATCTTGATGAATTTAACGGCTTCGCTAAACGCTACGACCACTTTGGCGGTAAAAAAGGAGAATACTCCTACCAGGTCAGAGACGCAGGCGGCAAGACCGATGGCGCCCTTTCCTCCGTCTGGTTTATCGGATGGAGCAACAGCGTCTCTGGCATTTACCCGAAGTACGGTTACGCAGGCCTTAAGATGAGAGACCTCGGAGAACGCACCGTAGAAGACGCAGAAGGCGGCTCCTATCAGGCACTTGAATCTCTCTTCACATGGAAGCCGGGCCTGATGGTGGCGGATCCTCGCATGGTAGCAGCTGTCAGGAACATCGATACCACTACTCTCCTCAAAGCCACCGACGCGCAGAAGAAGAGCTTCATGGATCAGCTCATTTATGCGAAGAACTCCCTCAGAAGAATCCAGGGCGAAAACATGAAGCTGGGTATCTACGTATCCGAGAAAGTCTACGACTTCCTCGAATCCTACCTCATGGACAAGAACCACGTTCACGTTACCCGTCAGGACTTCGCAAACGGCACTTCTGTACTCGCACTCTTCGGCATCCCGGTATACAAGGAAGACGCCCTGAAGGATACCGAGCCACTCATTACCGAAGCATAAGGAGGACACCATGATCTACGACAAAGAAAACGCATTCATTTTCGATAAAGAAGTATCCACCACCCCGGACGTCATCGCAAACGGCATGGGAGGGAACGCAGGCGATGAACTCTTTCTCGCTGCCAAATTCGCCTCTCCACTTACGGCGGCCGCCGGGATCACGCTGAAGACGG